TGGACTGCGGCAGTAGCTACAGCGCGCTGCGTCTCGGCCTGCTGGCGCGATACTTCGCGGTCACGCTGCACCATCGCCTCGATCTGAGCCGTGTTGACCTGTGCGCCGTACTTGGCTTCGATCTCTGCGGCCTTGAGCATCACGTCGGCGTCAAGCTTATCGCGCTCGCGGTCGTCCTTGCGCAGCATCTCTTCACGCTGAAGTTCGAGTTCCGCGGCCTTCTTCTGGATGTCGGCCTGGATGGCCTGCACCTGAACCTGTGCCAAAATCTGCTCAGGCGACGGCGGGGGCGGAGCCGGGGGCGGCGGGGGCGGCTGGTTCGCCGGGTCCTTGAAGAACTGACCAGCGTCCTTGAAGCCGGCCATAGCCAGCATCTGGGCCAAGGTGTTGCGATATTGCGACAGGTCAACCATCGGGTTGTTCTCGACGCCGCCCTGCTGGATCAGCATCTCTTGCTTGGCCGCGATCTGGCCGAGGAAGTTCATCTTCTCTTCGGTCGTACCCGAACCCAGCGCCACGTTGACGACAACGTCCATGTTGGCGTTCCAGACACGCGGGTCAATCGGCACGAACTTATCGCGCAGACGCACCATGCGCGGTGCATCCTGGTTCATCGTAATCAGCTTCAGCGCCTTCTCGAACAGGACCTTCATGCCGGTCTCGGCGAAGATGCGGCAGATCAGTTCGATGTGCTGCTGCGCGGCGGTGATCGTCGCGGCAACAGCGGCGCGGGTCGAAGACTGAAGCGCATTGGCGTCGAGGCCAGCGGCGGCCTTGCTGATGCCGGTGCGGTTCTCGCGCAGTTCGTCCATGTAGGCCAGCATCGGGAACGCGGCCTGACCGACGAACGGCTGGTTGAACGGCTGCACCATGCCCGGTGCGCGCATACGGATGATGCCACCGACTTCGGTGTTCATCACGTCTTCGAGGTTGACCTGACCTTCGACAACCGCGGTGCGCGGGTGGATGGACTGAGCCAAGCTGTCCAGCATATTGCGCAGGATATTCGACTTGATAAGCTGAATATCCATCACAACGTCGGCGATTGACAGGCCGAAGAAAGTGTGCGGTTCCGGATCGGGGCAGAACGACACGAACGGGATCAGGTCGCAACGCTCGTTGTGCAGCACCTTGTAGGCGGTGCCGCCAACGCAGACGCGGCGCAGTTCGGCGATGCCGTCGCCGTCCATGTCTACTCGGACATACGCTTCGATATAAAGGACCTTGCGGCTCGCCACGTCTGTGCGGCCCGCGCCAAGAATCGTTGCGTTCGGATTCCGGTCGAAGGTCTCCTGGTTCCCCTCGAAGTCGTCCTGTGTTTCGTAGCCAAGGTTCTCGATCTCGTCCATCTCGTAACCCATCTTCACGAGATCGGACACAGTGACGTAACGGCGATGGGCGACGAACTCGGCTTCTTCGATGTTCCGAGCGCGGCGGTCGATCAGAAACTCTTCGGGCGGAACGGCCGAGACGCACAGGCGCCCCTTGTCCGTCGTGCGGCGGATGGTGCAGGAATAGACCGGCGGGGTCGGCATCGATACTTCAACGCCGTCCGGCCCCATGACCATCGTCTCGCCCGACTCGATCTCGACCTCGACGATCTCAACGTCCGGATCGGACATGAGAACCGTGTAGGCTTCCTGGCTCAGACCGTCGAACGAGAAGGTCTGGACTTCCTTCTCTTCGTTCCACCAAATCTTCGAGATACCGTTCTTGCGGACCAGCGCGTCCTTGAATGTCTCGTAGCAGACCATGAACAGGTTGTTGTCGCGGGTCAGGCAGTAGTTGACGTAGTCGGTGGCCTGCTCGGCGTTTGCTACGTCTTCCGGCCCGTTCGGCGCGTACTCGACTACGTTGCTCGAACCGAAGAATACGCGCATGATCGACGGCATGATGGCCTGCACGGTGTCGCGCACGTCCATCGAAACGACCTGACTGCGGCCCTCTTCTTCGTTACCAAACGGCTCGCCCTTATAGTACTGGCCAGCCATTGCCCGCTCAGGGCTAATAACGTCGTCAATATAGGCTTGCGAGTCGTCGATCTCGCCAGCGACGATATTCTGAAGTTCTTCTTCAGTGACGCCAGTTTCTTCTTCTGGCATCTCGACTTCTACTTCGACGCCGTCTTCCATTTCGATGGACACTTCGGTCCCATCTTCGAGCATCATCTTCTGCTCTTCAGTGTCTGGCTTCTTATTATTACGATATGCCATGCGGCGTTCCTTACCACTTAACCTTGTTGGCCCAGTAGGCCGCTGACATTTTGCCCTTAGCGATATTGCGCGCATGGCGAGCTTTGAACGCTTCGTTGCGCTTCGATCCGTCTGGCGAACCGCTCACGCCCTGTTGGCCGAAGCGGATCGTCTTAACCTGGTCGCCTTCCTTGGCCACGACGACGTGGCTCTTGGTCGGATGGCTCGGCGTCTTCTTCGGCTTGTTATAACCGGAAACGCCAGCGCGAGTAAGGCGACTGTCTTTCTTCACTTCTTCCTCGCGGCCCGCATATTGTCGACTAGGTTCGGGTACGGACGCCCGGCGGATTTGGCCATAGCCTTGGCCGACGCCTTCTGCTTCGAAGTCATTGGCTTCGACTTCTTGGCGGGGTTCTTTGTGTCCCAGACTGGTTTCTTTTTCACCGATCAGTCCTCGCTCTTATATGCGGCGCCGTGCATTTCAAGCTGGGCGCGCTTACGGCCAGACAGCGGAACGGTTACCGGACCGCCGGCAAGCCAAGCATCACAGGTTCGATCACCAGCACACTTAAAGTGGAAGAGTTCGCAAAAGCCAAGATTAGCCGCGGCCTGGACTTCCTCTTCGTAGGACGGGCCTGCCTCGTTGCCTTCCATGCCATACTTGATACATTCAAGCATCTGTGGCGTCTGAATGAAGGCAGAGCAGTTCTTGCACCGCATACCCTTGGCTTCGGCCAGTGGCGTCTGCCACATATCGGCTTTGGCATTCCAGAACTCAGTATTCGGCTCTTCAGGGTTAGCGGGGCCGTAGCCAACATTCTTGAAGGCCCAGTTGCGGTTCTTCAAGTTGGCCTTGATGTCCTGAGTTTGGATTGGGCAGTCCATGTCTTACTTCTTCTTCGAAGCCTTGCGGCCTTCCGACATGGCGATAGCAATCGCCTGCTTCTTGCTCTTAACAACGGGACCGCCCTTGCCGCTGTGCAAAGTACCAGCCTTGTACTCACCCATCACTTTGCCGATTTTCTTCTGCATCTTGGTTGGTTTCTTCATGGCCGTTCTCCGGTAGATTAGGACCGTATAGCATGGATCGCTGCGCAAGGTAAACAATTGCGCGATGTAGAATGTCAGGACTATTCTTGGCTAGACCGATAAGCTTATTACACGCATGGCACAAGATGCCGCGAACGTGACCGTTGTCGTGGCAATGATCTACTACGGGTTTATCCGGCCCGCTACGATATGAAGTGCCGAGTTTAAACTCTACGCCGCAAATCGCGCAGCGATGATCTTGGTCGCTAAGCATCTGCATGAATTCTTGTAGTCGAATTCGGTAACGCACCCACAAGTTCGCGCGGAACTTATTAAGGCGCTTCGGCGTCATATCTTCCATGCAAGCCCCTCAGCCCACTTGGACCGGACTTATACACGACTTTATTGGAAAAATAAACGGGGGCCGGCCCTGGAGAAAAAGCCGACCCCCGTTAGGTTGTGCATCGAGGGGGAGTGCGGACCACACGATACACGGCTCAACCGCAGCGGAAAGGAGACACCGCAGGAGCAGTATGCTTAGGCTACATCAAAATCTATCAACGTGCAACACTATACGACACCGCGGATATTGCGCTTGAGAGAACCCTTAAACGCGCCCGTCATCGAGTAGCCGTACATGATGGTCGCGACATCGGTAGCCAAGGAGAGGCACACGGCGTCTGCTTTGTCCGGGCTTCCGAGGCCGCGCTTCTTCATGGCCTCTTTGCTTTCGACCTGCATCTTGCCGCTTGACGTGAACGTGTAGCGCGGCCCGGCCAGTTCGGCGAACAACTGCTCATCTTTCGGAATTTTCACGTCGCGGTTGGCCAGCCAGGCTTTGCACTTGAACCACAGTTCGGCGCGCAAGTTGGCGTAGGTTCCCTTCATCGCCGGGCTTTCCGCCACGTTGATCCCTCGCGCCGGCAGGCCCAGTTCGCGCAGACGGTCGAGAACGCCAGCGCCGAGGCCGATGGAGTCAACGAGGATTTCGACCGGCTGCTTACTCGGCGGTAGCGCCTCATACTCGGCGACCACGGCGCCGGTAAGCTGCATCAGGTCAAGACCTTTCCAAGTCTGCACCTCTTCGATGACCGGACCGCGGCGCTTGGCGAGTGCGCTGGCGTCGCTGCCCATACGCGCAACGTCGAGGCCCCAGACGGTGACGCCATTCTCGTCCACCTTGATCTCGCGGTTCATCGCCGAATCGATCAGTTCGACCGGGATCACGGTATCTTCTTCGCGCGGCGGGAAGTTACCCAGAACGCGGACGTGATAGGCCGGGCTGTCTTCGCCGTAGCGCAATTTCATTTCGTTGACGAAGGCTTCGCTCACCCGCGGGCTGTCAACGCAAGAAACGTGGAAGGTCTTCCACTCGCCCTTCAGGCGGTTGTGGGTGTCATAAAATAGGCCGGTATTTCGGGTCGGGTTCCCAAGCAAGAGAGTGGTTGCGCTATGGCCAGACATGGAGCCAGAAGCCGCTTCGAAAACAGACTCAGGGATACCTGATGCCTCGTCTGCCACCAGTAGAACGTTGTCGGCGTGGATACCCTGGAGGGCTTCAGGCGTCTCGGCGCGGGAGGTTCGGGCAGAGATGAACGCTTCGCTAGGCGCCGCCTTGAGTTCAATACGATCACTTTTCACCTCGACCAGGGTTTTGAGAATATCCGGCAGTTCGTTCACCCACCGCTTCAACTCGGCGAACATGGCGTCGAAAAGCTGAGCCGAGGTCGGCGCGGTCACGACAACCTTCACCGGGTAACGGGTCAGGAAGTAGTGGAGCATCGCCCAGGACGCTGCTGTGGACTTGCCGACCCCGTGGCCAGAGCGCACCGAGATGCGGCGGTGGCCATCGCGGATCGACTCAAGAAACTTGATCTGCCACGGGTCCGGCGTAGTCCGTAGAATGTCCCGCACAAAACCGACCGGGTCGTCACGATACTTCTTCAGAAACGACAGGAAGAAGTTCGGCTCCTGCTTCGTATTCTGTGCCATCAGGTCGGCCGCTTCCTTCGCAGCCTTTGCGGCGCGGGTGGCGGTGGGCTTCTTAGCGGCGGTCATTCGGTTTCTCCTCGCAGCACGCGGCGGATCGTTACGTGGCTGACATACATACCGTGGCGCTTTTTGATGATAGATTCAATGTCCCGGAAGCTATAACCTTTCAGGCGCGCTACCTTCATCGTCGTAATCGCGTCCTGCTGCTCCGGATCAATCTCCAACTTGGCGCCTCGCCCACTGCCCACTTTGCGATACCCGAACGGGGCGTGGCCGCCAATATGCCCGCCTGCTTCCTTCTTCGCTCGGCGTCCTGCGGCAGTGCGCTCCTTAATCCGACGCCGCTCTTCGCCGCTGAAGACAGCCATAAGCTCAATCATGAATAGGCCGTGGGGGTTCCTCGGGTCCATGACGTTGCCATAGCCATTGATGATTAGGTTGATGCCGGCGTCTTTCCAGTCACCGATCACGTTGAGCGCGTCGCGTGCGTCGCGGAATGCACGGTCGAGCTTCGATACGATGACGGTATCTCCGGCGCGGAGGAAGGCGAGCTTGCACCCTTCCGGCCGCTGGAACAGCGAGACGCCGCCGGACACACCTTCTTCGCGGTAGATGTGCGTTAGCTCCAGATCGTGCGTCATAGCGATGCCCTCTATCTGGCGGGCTTGATCGTCGAGGCTGGTGTTCTGCACCTGGTCTTCTGTCGAGACACGCGTGTAACCGTAAACTGCCATTTCGCACTCCATCGTTTGTTAAGCCGCATCTCTACCGACGATCTTAACACTAATCAAGCCCGAAAATTATAAAATTTTTCGAGGGGCCGCATTTTGCGAAAGGCCGGGGTAGGGGGGTTTTGGCCGTAAATTGGTGTCTGTCAGGTTATACGCACGCCACCCCCCGCGACTGGCGGGGGCCGGGGGGGTCAAAATCGAATATGTCCCACGCGCCCAGGCGCGCACAGATAAGATATCTTTTGATTTCCAATACTTTGCAAAGGGCAAATGGTGTTAAGGCGTTTTAATGGGTTAGCAAATGGCGGCAGAGGTGCGCGAGATACGGACGCTGTTCGTATGCGTCTCCACCGCGCAGAGACGCAAAACTAGGCATGGCCGGCGAAGCGCATATTCGTGAAGGCCGGGCGTTTGTCGTTACGTTTTATCTTTTGTTTTCAATGCTCCATGTCGTTCGTCGATTAGCAATTGAGGGGGAACATTGTTCCCGTATGATCAGGGCATCGAAACGAAAGGAGTGCGAAATCATGGCTAACGACACGCTCTACATTCTCCAGCTTCCCTATCTTAACGAGGACGGCGCGGCAGTCTGCGTCACGATCAAACGCCGGGATGCGGAACGTCTACGCGAAATGCAGACGCACCGCCTTATCGCCAGTGATGGCGTTGTGGTTGTCACGCCTATCCAGCGAGCGGTGACTGGCCACACGTTCCAGCTTGAATGCGAAGCTTACTGATAGGAGTAATTCATCATGACAAAGCCACACCGCATCATTGCCGCAATCGTCGCAATCCTGATCGCCTGGTATCTTATCGAGTCCGATACCCGCGAAGCTTGTGCCGGCGATCAAGCCTGCATCGCTGCTAGTTTGTAAGAAAGGAAAGAAACATGCGCACTAAAACTGTCTTCGAAGTCTACACTCGTTTCGGCCGTGTCATCTCGCGCCACGTATGCGACCACACTAAGGAATTGCACCATCGTGCGGCCGAAGAGGCGCGCCTTGCGTGTGCCGCATATCCCGGCGATGCATGGGTTAGACTGCGCTAACCACCCGCCCCCACTGCTAGTCTGTAAGAAAGGAAAGACCATGATTAACCTGCATAACATTGCCCGCAGCGCATTTCGCAAAGGTGAATATGTCGGTTGGCGCGCCAGTGACGGACAGCTTTTCCATATCCGCAAGGGTTGGGGCGGATGGCGTGCGACGAACCGCAACGCAACCGGTGTGGCTGGCGATATACTGACTGCCGACACGCTGACCGGTCTCTCGCACCGCTTGGCGCAATCCTAACCACCCGCCTCCACTGGCCCGCTTCCGCAATCAGGCGGGCCAGCATTGGCAGATGGCCAAATTGGAAAGGAAATGACATGACAGATCGTGAATTAATAACCGCGTTTGACCCGACTGCGCGTTTCTTCTTGTCGGCGACGGATAACGAGACGTTGTGCGTTGAATTCAAGCCAGCGACCGCTTGGATGAAAAGCACCGCGACCGCCGCCGAATACGCCGCGCGCATCCGCCGGCACCAAGCGTTCATCGCTGCGCAGGACGCGCGCCTAGCCGCCAAGCGCCGCTAACACTCAAACCGGAGCAAACGACAATGTCTATCTATCAAGCAATCGAAACCCGCTATCTTGGCCCGACCAACACCAAGGGCGGACGCATTAAGGCAAGCGCATGGGCTGGCAGCGTGACAGTGCCTTACGATCACGCGCTGAACACCGACCAGAACCATTATCGCGCGGCAATGGCATTGGCCGCCAAGTGCGCCAAACACGCCGAACAATTCGGCGGTAAGTCTATCTGGTCCGAAGGGACGTGGACGCAAGGCGGCAATGCCAAAGGCAACGGATACGTTTTCACCGTCACCGCGCCGGAGCGAGACTAACCGTGGCCAATAGGTTTCTATCAGAGAGCGCAATCATCGAACGCGAGCGGCTGTTTCGTCTGTCGATGATTGCGGGAAGCAATAAGCTTCGCGATACCATCGCAGAGGAACACCCTCGAATTGTGCGGATATTACTCGAAAAGCAGAAAGGAAAGTAACATGACCATGATCGGCGGAAAAGATCGCTGCGACTATCGCGCGCTTGGCACTCAGGCTTTGATTGAAGAGGCCCGGTATAATCCAAACGTCGAGCTTTGCGTGGCGCTTGGCGAACGATTGGAAGGCTTGCGTTTGAGCATCAAACAGCAGGACCAGGAATTGAAAGAGCATCGCGACCGAATGGCCCTCGCCATTGGCGCGGCCACAGTTATGCGGGCCGAGATCGAATCTTATCGGGAGAACGGTCGTGGATAAGACCAAAGCAGACGCAGACAAGATTTGCATGGACTCGGCCAGTATCTTCCGCGCCCTCGATGCGCTGGAGCAGCAGCGCCGAGAGCTAGACGCAAAGCTTGTGCAGCAGATCAAGTCTTATTCGGCGGTGGCTAAAGTCTGGGGCTGGTCCCGCGACCATATGCGCCAGGCTTGCAAGGCGCGGGGGTTTCTCCTGTGACGCCCGAAGAATTCAAAGCAGCACGGGAAGAGCTAGGGTGGACGCAGTCTGCCCTAGCCTCGGCCCTTGGCGTGACAGTCAGGGCAGTGAAGTATTACGAATCAGGCCAGAGAGCGATTTCAGGCCCCGTAGAGCGCCTTCTTGCCTCGGTGGTAGGTGTGGCTAGGGCAACGCCATGAGCCACGCCAGAGACGCTAAAATCGCAGCAGGGATATACCTCTTTCTATGGCTGGTATATCTCGGCTCGTATCTGACAACCTAACAGGTGAAACATGGCAGGACATATCAAGCGGCGAACCATCGCCAGTAACCTAGACAAGATCGGTGAGCAGACGCTCCTCGAAAAGGTCGCAAGCGGCCTAACAATGGCGGCGCTGGCACGGGAACTGCGCATCAGCAACCTCTCGCTCTACCACTGGATCAAGAAAGACCCCGACCGGCAAGAGCGGTTCGCTCAGGCGCGGGCACTGGCGGCGGATCAGTGGGCGGACGAATGCCTGGACATTGCAGACCAGACAGACAACCTCAACGCCAACGCTGACAGGCTCAAGATCGAGACCCGCAAGTGGCTGGCCGGCGTGACCAACCCCGACAAGTATAAGTCGGCCCCTGCATCCGCCAACGTGCAGGTCAACGTCAACCAGCTTCACCTCGATGCACTCCGGCAACTCAACCTGGGGCCGGTGGAAGAGAAGCCCATGATCGACATCACTCCCACGCCCATCAAGCAAGTCGGCTCTCATAACCTCGATGCAGACGACTTGCCCGATCCGTATGGCGACGAATGACAGCACTCACGCACTTCTACTTGGCTCCGGGACAGGTTCAGTGCTTCCGGGACAGGTTTGGCGATTTTGGGGACAGGTTTGAAAAATAATTTATCGTTGTGTTTCAACACTCCGGGACAGGAGGGACAGAAAGGACGGGTTTTTTTGGGAAACCCCTTAACGTTTTGGGTATTTACAATTACAACATGTATATGTAGTAAGTTAAATAGCCCAAAACGTATAGGGGTTTCGTGGATTTTAGGGCCAAACTTGTCCCTCCTGTCCCGAACCGCAGAAATCCGCCACTTGGGCTGACCTCAAACCTGTCCCGGCCGGGATAGAACCTGTCCAAGGAAAAACACATATGCCTGTTCTAGAATCCATCGCCAAGTCGTTCTCCTACGATCCGGAGACCGGAGCCCTTACCTGGAAAGAAGCCAGGGGATCGCTCCCCGCCGGACGCCCTGCTGGGACACCGACCAGCGGTGGCTACAACGTCAAGTTCATGGGCTCGTACACTGCCGCTCACCGGATCATCTGGCACATGATGACCGGCGAATGGCCCCCGCACCCTGTCCGCCATATCAATGGCGATAAACTCGACAACCGCTGGGGCAATTTGGAAGTCCGGCTTCCTGTTCGGCTTCGGGACAAGGTGACCCGCAAGCCAATCGACCGGGAACGCGAATCGGTATCCGCACACGGCGTCACCCGGCGGTTCAGTGCTATCCTTCAGAGACAGGTGTGGGACGTAAACGTTATTGTGGATGGGAAGGCGGTTCGTATAGGGCGGTTCCATTCCGAAGACGAAGCAAATCGCGCCTTCCGAAACGCTACCGGTCAAGAAGCAGTCCCGCATACACTCTAAAAAAAAGAGGGCCAAGCGGCCCTCTTTTTCTATTCAGTCTTCGCCAAGCACGACCAACAATCGGTCTAGATACCACTTCGCCTTTCTCAGGTCCTCGACCGGCTTCCCCTTGTGACGATAGCGCCAGAGATACTTCTGCGCATTGCCCTTCAGGTAGCCTTTGAACTCTTCGCGGGTCATTGACGCGCAAATTGCATCGATGGCCTCAATGCCCCCTTGGCGGTAATGCTCCGGGCTATTCACTACATCGTCTACGTCTTCACCGTACATCAGTCTTCTCCTTCATCATCACGATCAAACGAAATCTGAATGCCAAAGAAGTCGGCCGCGGCATCTTCGCTCATGGCCTCGATCACCAT